GGCAATGATTCTATATTTCTTGGATGTCGAAAAAATGCCGCCCTACACATCTACGCACTGGAATTACGCCGAGAATGAATCTGTGCTCATTGAAGAAAAATAGAAAGTATTGACCTTCCCCGCCATTCTGCTATAATCCCCTTGCCCGTATTGGATGCCCCCCTCATCCCGTGCGGGCATTTTTATAACCATGACAAAAAACGAAATCATTTATTATGTCGGCGCTGGAATTGTCGTACTGATTGCAGGAATCGGCAATCAGTACGGGCTAAGTTGCCTTGCCATTCCGTTTCTTTTTGCTGTCGTGTATCTTGCAGCGTTTGTCTATCCCCTCAAAAAATAAAACCTACCTCACAACGCCTTCCCTGACATACTGCCTACTCAAACCCGTCTGACGGATGAAAGACCGCATATTAGCCTGATACAGCCTGATTTTGGCTATCTCTTTGGCATTCTCCAAACCAGCGGCATCCAGAGCATACGCCTGTCGTTTCCAAAAGCGGATCTTGCGTTCAATTCCGCGCTGGATTTGAGTCGCATCGTACACGCTTATTTCCTTACCCTGATAAGTTTTTACCGCGTTGGCGTAGGATTCCAACTCGCGTTTTTTATAGGCGTTCTTTGAAATCCCATCGAAGAAGGGATAAAACGAATGGCGGCAATTCCAGCCCATCAGCCCCGGACCCGTCCCGTAGCCCGTCTCAGAAACGAAGTCAGGATAGCGTTTGTCCCTGCCTGAACGCGAGAATATCCTGCCTTGCCATGCCTGGTGTGCTGGTCTCGCCCCAATGTGAGCCGACGTTTGCACCAGATCAACACCCATCTCATTCATGCGCTCGATCTGCATGACGCCCGTCGTCTGAGACACGCCCGTCAGAACCGTGCGGCGCATGGCAACATCCAATTGATCGGCTCGTCCAGTGGGATAGGAAATCACCGAAAGCCCATCCCGCGCCACCTGCCTGATTCCAGCGCGGATTGCCTGGTCGTAACTCATGGCTCCGTTTGCCACCTGCATATAAGCCAGGTCAGCCGCTCGAATAAACGCCTCTTGTCCGCTCGAAGCGGTGGTCATGGTCAGATTGGAGATAATGCCCTGCGTCTTATTCAACCCTGCCGCCAAAGCTCGCGCCATCGCGGGAGATAAATTCAGCGGCAGCGGATTCAACCCCGCTTCTGTATAAATCGCATCATCGAACGCCAGGGATTGCACGCCCGCCTTTTCAAAGGCTTCGAGTAAAACTTTCTTTGACCTGCCTGTGATTCTGGCAAGTTCATCGAGGGCATTTTCGTACACCAATCCCGATTCCGTCAATCTCTGCATCTGCCATGCCGCCGTAGCGGTCATATCCATGCCAGCCAGTCGGCGTGCAATGTCATTGATGACCGATTGGGTGTACTGCTCGTAAAGCGCTACGATGGGATCAACCAGCGCGTCGAGTTCATCAGCCAGCAGCATGAATCCACCTACTCGTTACTTTGATTGTTCTGGTCGCTGTTCTGATCGTCATTGTTCTGAGCATCGTTGAAGAAGTCCGTTTCGGTGGCGAATTGCTTACGGTTCTCCTCGACCTTCTTGGTCACTTTGGAAATGCGCTCCTGCGTCCAACCGTTTTCTTCGAGGAATGATTCCAACGGCATCCCCGCGCTCTTTGCCTGAGCCGCAGCCGACCAAAACGCGGATTGCACTTCGATATCATCCAGTGGGTCTTTGGTGAATACCTGACGCGCTCCAATGGAGTGATCCAGATTGCCTTTATCGAAACTATCGAGGCTGATTCCTTTGAAGTATCCCCGCATCCCACCGATGGACAGCGCCATTTTTTGCGCACGAACAAGCGCATTATCGTAGTTAGGTCGGCGCTGCATAACCTTATCCTCGATGGGCGCACGGTTGATCCGCAAAGCACGTCCAGATATATCTCCGGTGATGTTGTGAATTTCACTGTTCAATTCAGGATAATCGCGCTCAAGCTCTTTGAGCAGGTTCTGGATATTTGCAGCAACCTGGTCAATTTCCAACGGCGCAACCAGGGGGATATATTTCGCGTCTGTGTTGGTTGTCCAGTACATAGGCGCTTCGTCCCTGCCAAGTTTTCGCGCTTCCTGTTCCATTTCCGATTGTTCGTCGGGCGTCGGCTTGTTGACTCCCGCCATGATGCCCGCGCCTTCAACCACCTTGCGGATTTGGTCATTCAGTTTGCTGGCTTGGTCATCCACTTCACGGAACTTGGGCAGTCCCGCGTGGATCTCGCTCCAGCCATAATCCAACCCCACGTCGTTGTGTTTCATGAACACCATAGGCACAAAGCCCAGTGGCACATCCCACTCGGCTTCTTTGCCGTTCCACGGGTACAGGTCATTATTGAGATAAGTCTCGTATTTGACACTTTGTCCATCACGGTAGGCAATCTCGCGGTATGTCACTAGCTTCTTTTGCTCAGATAGTTTCGTCGGCGGTTCTTTGGGGGCATCCCTCTCGTACTCGATAACATAGGCTTTGACGTTACCCCATGCGTCCGTGACCAGATCCGCAATGTGCGACGGGTGAACGATGGACATATAGACCTTTTGCAGGTCTGCGTTGTCTATGACTTTGATAAAGCCATCTCCGAAGACCGTGCCCCACAGCGAGTAAATGTCCTTGCGAATCTCCCAATTGCTCCATTGCCATACTTGCGCGATAAACGGGCGCAGGCTCTCGTTATCCGTGAGAATTGGCAGCGCGGACGGGATTTTCTTTCCATCGCCAGCGGCAGGATCAAGTGCCCCGCCCCATAGGTGACTCTTCCAAAACTCGCCTATGCGATAGGTCGGGTTGTAAATTGCGCGGATAAAGTTATAAAGTTCGTATTGGTCTTTATACGACTTTGACCACTTGTGCAAATTGTCATATGCCGTGTTTTCGTACATAGCCCACAGCAGCGAATAACGAACCTTCTTCGCCTCGAAGTTTCCGAAGTTCTGCAAGTTGACCTGATCCGTGCCAAGATAAGAGGCGCGGAAAGCGCTGTAACCTTTCATGGTTGCTCTCCAAAGTTTTGTAAAAAATGTATCTGCCATGTGATGATCCTGCTAATCTTCCTGTTACCCGCGCCTGCGTGCCAGCGGGTTCGGTGTTACGCGGACTTTTGCGGCTCCGTCACTCTTGCCAGCCCACAGAGCCAGCGCCCACGCCCAAAACATATCTGCATGATGTTTCTCGTTGGCTTCCGTGTCGAATGTGCTGGATGCCGCACCCGTCACTTTTCGGCGAATACTGTGAATCTGATAGGCTAGATCGCGCTCCAAAGGGATTTGTGCCTCAGCCCTCTGGCACCGCAGTTTTGCCTCGACCGCCCACAAAGCCTTACGGTCATTCGTGAATGTGATTCCTTGCGCCTGCGGGTACTGACCTGAAATATCCTCTGCAAGTTGCATCCCAAGACCCGAATCATCTATCAGGAAGTTGGTCACTGGCAGCACGTCGAGGACTTTTCTCACGACCGCTTTTTGCTGTGCAAACTCTACGCGGTCGAGGGAGATGTGCAGACGATAGGGCAGACTGGAAAGTTGTGAATTTTTGCCAAGCAAGATAATCTCTGTTGTATCGTGCTTGCGCCCAATGTCCATGCCGCCGACGAGTGTTGGCTCGATCCGCGCTTCAATGCACTGCCGCGCCACTTCGTTCACTGCCTGCATCGCCGCGTCTACTCCGCGCACCTTGCGATACCAGAGTTTTTCGTCAGCCGCCAAAGCCTGGTTACGCTTGATCAAGTCCCAATCAATCCATGAGACAGCTTCATCAAGCCAGGCGCATTCGTATTCCTGCTGAAAATCTTCGAGGATCATATTCTCGAAGATTTGAATCAGTCGCGGCGTACCAAAGGCATAAACCCTGTCTTCTGTCGGCAAGGCTGGCGCGACCAGGGTAGCCATTTTGACATCCTTGCACATCGAAGATGTCAGCCACCACGGAACCATCCCACGCACATAGCCAGGATATTTTCGGAATGCCTCTGTAGATATTTCCCAAAAGACTCCCCGCGCCCCAAGCGGAGAAGAACCGATCCGCATCTTCCCGCCCTTCGAGATCGCGGGCAATGCCGACTGGTAAATCTCGCGGTCATTGGGATAATGGGCGAATTCATCAAGGTAGATGACTGCCTTCGCCTTGCCGCGCACAGGTCGGCACGGGTGAGAGATCAACCGCGAACCGTTTGAGAATTCCAACTCAAAGCGGTTATCCGTTTTGAGTTTCGGTCTTACATCCGCATCCAACGCCTCGATGACCGCCTTGGCATAGCGGATTTTCTCGCCTGCCTCGTCCTGATTGATCGAGACAAAGATATGCGGTGTGCCTGGGTTGTTGATCGAGTTGGCTACGCTATCCGCAGCAGACAACCACGAAAAACCTACCTGACGTGATTTTGATAAGATCGCTAAAAGCGACGGGTTGTTAAGGTGCGATAATTGAAAATTCTCCCATTTCGCATCGGGGTCGCCGACAGCGTCAGGGAGAGATAAATGCTCAACAAGAAATACAAGATTATCGGAAAGTTTGGGTTGCACATCAACAGCCTGCCATACCGCTACCGTCATCGATGATGTCGGCATGATGACTG